GGTGCAAAATCTTTTAGGTTTCAAAGATGGTTTACCTATTGCTGGTGGAATAGTTAGATCAGCAACAGAAGCTACAACTTCAAGAAATGCAAAAATATTAGCAGAAGCTTTAGTAAGTCCTAATGGTGTAGAAGAAATAATTAAGTTATCAAAAACAGGTTTAAAAGATCCTGATATGATAAAAGCAACTTTAATAAATATTCTTAAAACTCAAATAGAAACTGGTGATGAAGAATAAAATGAAATCTCAATCACAAAAAAACTCTGAAGATATAATAAAACTACAAGGGCAATTACAGTTGCTTGACGTTAAAATTACAACAATAAAAGATAATCACCTGACACACATAGATGCAAAGGTGAATAGCATTTACAAATTTTTATGGGTAATAGCAACGATAAGTCTATCAAGCTTAATAAACTTTCTATTCAATCTAATAAATTAACAACAGCAGATATAGGCACAATTTCAGAACATGAAGTTATTTGCCAATTAATACGACAAGGTTATTCTGTAGCCAGGTCTGTATCACCTCAATGTTTGTTTGATTTAGTAGCAGTTAGTCCATTAGGTAAAGTTAGACTCATAGATGTAAAAACATCTAGTTATAGAAAACTAAAAAGAAATGTAAATAAATCTAAATTTAAAAAAGGTTTATACAGAATAAATAGAGCTCCAACTGCTAAACAAAAAAAATTAAATATAGAAATTTATTATAACGAAAAATAATCATGCGAATTAGAGAATCAAGCTCAATAGATTTAAGTATAAAAAATTTAGTTAGTATTGTTATAGCATTGGCTATGGGATTGTGGTTTGGTTTTGGAGTCATTGAAAGGCTTAATAAATTAGAGTCTAAAAATCAACTTATAGAAAAAGATCTTGAGTCTGCAAATGAATTTATTATAGGTGTACCAAAAGGTCAGATGGTGTCGCCACAGATCCAGGAACTTTTTTTTCTTGTTGAGGATCTTTATAAAACTGTAGAAAAGTTAGAAAAAAATCAAGAGCAAAATATGACAAACAAAGTCAATATTTCTTTTTTAAAAGAAACTATTATTAAAGCTCTTAAAGATATTGAAAAATTGAAAGATAAACAAAGAGAATTTGCAAATGGCAACGGACATTAAAAAGGTGAAGTATTATGATTGAATATCCTGTTGCAGTAATTTTATTAATGTTTGTTGGTGGTGAGATAAAAGAACATCGTATTCAAGATACTATGTCGATCTGTATGAAACGTAAAAGAGAAGCTTCTAGAGTTCCTAAAGAAAATATTAGTTATAAATGTATAAAGAGTGAAGTTGAATTAGAAACAAATATTGATGGCAGCAAAAGTATTAAGAGCATTATTTTAAATAGTAAATAATATGAGCTACAAACCTTTATCAATATTTTGTACAATTAAACCTAGTTTTATTGAGGGTCTTGGAATCTTTTCTACAAGAGAAATAAGAAAAAATACAGATCTAGGTATATCTCATATTGAATTGGACAATGAATTTATAAGAACACCGCTTGGTGGATTTTTAAATCATCAAGAAAAACCTAACTGCAAAAGAATTAAAAAAGGTAACAAATGGTTTCTTATAACTACCGAAGATATAATGCCGAACCAGGAATTAACTTTAAAATATAGTTTGTATATACCAAATGAAAAAATGTAAAAAATGTTATCACCCATGTCATTGCAAAGAGGATCTACATTCAGATGAATATGGTCTTTGTACTTGCGATAAATGTAAATGTAAATCGGAGAAAATATGTATAAAGAATTAAAAGAAGAAATAAAGAAACATGAGGGTTGGTCGCCTAAGATCTATAAAGACCATCTAGGATTTGACACCATTTTTTATGGTCATCTAATTACACCTGAAGATACTTACGAACATGGCCAAGAGTATTCTAGGTCAGAGGGTTCAATAGTATTTGAAAAAGATTTTCAAAAAGCAGTTGAACAAGCTGAATCATTAATAGGTGAAAGAGCAATTAATCATATTGCTAAGCAAGTTATTATACAAATGGTTTACCAACTAGGTGTAGGTGGTGTTTCTAAATTTAAAAAAATGTGGGCAGCTCTGGACACAGAGGATTATGAAACAGCTGGTAATGAAATGCTAGATAGTAAGTGGGCAGATCAGACTCCACATCGATGTGCAAAATTAAGTGTAACAATGAAAACAGCAAAACTATAAGGATTATATGTGGTTAAATATTGCAGCTAAATTAGTGCCAGGAATGATTAAGACAGGGATGTCTATTGCAGCTAACAGAAGAAAAACAAAAGAATTAGAATCTGTTGCTGAACTTAAGTTAGCTGAGAAGATGGCTAATGGAGAAGTTGAATATAAAAAAGCAGTAATCGATTCTCATAGAGGAGATCTAAAAGATGAATTTTGCCTCATCCTTATCTCAATCCCTCTATTACTTTTAGCTTGGTCTGTATTTAGTGATGATCCTGATATACAAGCGAAAATAGATATTTTCTTCAATAAGTTTTCTAATTTACCAATGTTCTACCAAGCTCTTGTAGTTGGAGCTTTCAGTACAATACTTGGTATTAAAGGTGTTTCTACTTTTAAAAAAAAATAATCTATGTCCGATACATCTAAAGAAATTATAACTGAATATAAAGATCAGGTTAGAATATTAAAGCAGCAGATTAACGAATTAGAAGATGCTGGTAAAACCAAAGATGCTGCTAACAAAAGATGTTTGCAAAAACTTGAAAATACTAATGAGGATTTAGAGAGATCTAAAAACACAGTAAAAGAATTAGAACAAAAATTAAAAGAATTAAAACCCAAAGAAATTACTAAATGAAAGTAGCTTTAATAATGATCATGTGTAGTCAGATTGCTGGGGAATGTATGAAACCTCACTTCTTAAGACACCATGATAGTTTTTCAGAGTGTTTAATTGGTGGCTATGAAGAGTCTATAAAAAAGATTAATGAGCTAGGTAGTAAAGAAGTTAATAAGCATGAGATTGTAATAAAATTTAAATGCTACTATGACACCTCTACTCAACATGAGGGTGCATAATGAAAGGCTACAAACTAGGAGTACATAAATCAAGATCAGGTGGATTAACTAAAAAAGGTGTTGCAAAATATCGTAGAGAAAATCCAGGCAGTAAACTTAAAACAGCGGTTACTACAAAACCATCTAAATTAAAAAAAGATTCAAAGGCAGCCAAGCGAAGAAAATCTTTTTGTGCCAGGATGCTTGGAATGAAGAAAAGAAGAACTTCAGCTAAAACAGCTAAAGATCCAAATAGCAGAATTAATAAAGCTCTGCGAAAATGGAATTGTTAATAACATCAACCAAAAACTAATAAGGAAAAAACTATGCCAAAAGTAGGAAAGAAAAAGTTTAAGTATACAAAAGCTGGTATGAAAAAAGCAAAAGCTTTTGCTAAGAAAAAAGGTAAGAAAGTAAAGTACAGATAATGAAAAAAGGTTATCACAAAACTAAGTCAGGTAAGGTTGCCAAAAAGGGATTATGGTTCAACATTAACCAACGTAAAAAGAAAAACAAAAGTCGTACTAAAAAGAAATCAACGATTAGTCCTAAGGTATATGCCAAAGCAAAAAAAGGATTTTAATAATAAGAACTGTAAGTATTGTAATAAATTAATTGAACCTCAAGATAACTATGTTGCATATATGGATGACACATATTCTCATATAGGTTGTGATAGATTGCAATACTTTCAGACAATAAGAATTACAACTCAAAAGGAAATACATGGCAAATAGATTTTATAAAAAATTTAAATCATTAACTACTTCTTCAAATATTGATGAAGAAAAAAAGAAAAGAGTTAAAGCTCTATCAACACAATCTGATACATCATTTAAAGAATTAGATGGTGTACTTAAAGGCACAGTTGCAGATACTGAAATGGATTACTTAATGAAGTTAATTAAGGGTGTAAAATAATTTTAAAGAATCGGATTGATCTCATTTATTAAAGATCAATATTACTATGTTCATAGTAGGGATTGAGGTGGGAGAATAAATTGGTATCGGTATTCACTTTGTGTTATCGTTTAGTTCACATAGGTTATATGTTGTTTAACTAAACAAAAATGCAGAAAGATACTTCAAAGATACTATCAGTAAATAGTCGTTATTTAAGTAGGTTTAAAATAAAATATTTATTGATTACAAATCAATTGCTCTACCAATTGAGCTATGAGGGCATAAGACATATAGGCTTTTACAACAGTTTTGTTGTGAGAGCCAATTTTTTTTTGCCTGTTATA